GCGCTATTGCCGTACTGGCGGCAACTGGAATCCTGCTCATTGCCCTGGCTGGTGCCATCATCTGGCTTACCGAAGCATGCAACCTGCCTTGGTTACCGTTCGTCCTTGCCGGGCTTGAGCTTTGGTTCATCGTCCGTATGGTCGACCGATGAGGGGCTATCTCGACCGTGACGCAAACGGTTTCTGGGTCGCGCGGGTGATCATCGAGGAAGCCCGACGACCGGGCGTTAGCGGCGTTGGAGACGTGCGCACGCGCCACAGGTTGCCCGTCCCGCCATCGGCACCGCGAGAGGTCGCAGAGGTGGCATTCAGGCGCTTTATGAGCCGCGAAGCAAGGAAGCGCCATGGATGTTGACGATTACACCCAGCCGCTCGAATCCGTGATGCGGCAGGAACGGTTGGCAACGTACCCGGTGCCGCTCAAGCTGCGAGACCGGCAGGAGCTTTTCAAGCTCTGGTGCGAGCTCAATCCAAGGGCGCTGCGGCAGATCGAGCTTACGGCGCTCGCAATCGACCAGCGAGGTATCCGAGTAAGCGCCAAGTACCTCATTGAGAAGCAGCGCTACGAGGGCGCTGTCAAGCTCGTCGGCGTTCCGTTCGTGGATGGCAACGGCGTTGAGCACATCTACGGCATTAACAACACGGATACGCCGCTTCTAGCGCGGTGGCTTCTAAAGCGGCATCCGAAGCTGAACATCAAGCTTCGCAATTCCATCTATGACAAGGAGAACAATCATGAAGCGTAAGGAAGCAATCAAGTTCCTCGATTCCGTTGCCGAGTATATCAGCGGTGCCGACGGCACCATTACGCTCTTCAACCCCAAGAGCAATGAGAGCGTCGAGCTTGATACCGACCTGGCTTTCTGTTTCATGGGAACACCCATCGTAGCCATGAAAGACATGCTCGAGAGCGACAAGCTCGACGATATGACACCCGACATGTTTGTCCATCTGATGACCAAATCGGCGTGCAATGCATATGCGCAGCAGCTTACAAAGCGCTGAGCAGCTGGCGCTCGATCTTTTTGGTGAGCAGCCGATGCCAACGCCCGGGCAATGCCAGTTCGAGCTTCATCTACTCGAGCACGGCGAAAAGCCCAAGAGCGCGTGTGGCTTTCGCGGAACGACCGTCTGGACTAACTGCCGCGAGGTCGGCAAGTGCCTTTGGGACGGCTGGCACCAGCAGGGGACAAGCGATGGATTAACGACGGGAGGTGATGACGATGACGGCGATTCCTAAAGACGTGCACGATCAGGCGCAGGAACCTATGGCGTGGTTTCAGCACGACGCTAACGCGCAGCGGGACATCAAATGCCAACGGCTGCTCATGCGTCGCGGTAACGAGGGCTACGGCGCTTACTGGCGGCTCTGCGAGCTTCTGGCGAGCACCAAGCATCACTCAATTGCGGTGGACACCGATGAAGACTGGCTCATTCTAGCCGGCGCAATCGGTATGCGCTCGATGGGGGCTTTCGACGAGACGGTGAGCATCGCCGAGACACAAGATTTCATCGACTGCCTGCTCGAGATCGGCTTGCTCGTGAGAGACGGAAAAGGCCGAATCGAGAGCGAGAGGATGTGCAAAAACGCCCTTTATTTTGGCAAGCAGCGCGTCAACGGAGCCAAGGGCGGCAGGCCGAAAAAGAAGCAGGAAAACCCGCAAAACTAGCAGGTCAGAGCGTATGTTTGTGTTGTTGCGGATTGAAACCAGCGCGAAACCATCGGTTTTAGGTTGGGCTAAGCCTAACAATACATAACATAACAGTACAGAAGCGGGTTTTTGGGTTTGGGTCATAAAACCCAAACCCAAAGCCAAAAACCCGCACTTGCTTGTTATGTTGACTTACAAGCAAGGTTCTTCTTTCTTGCTTCTTCTTTCTTGATCGATTCGTTTTTCGAGCGATTCCAAAGCCTGTATTTGAGTCTTAAGCAGTAGTTATCGACAGGTTTTCAACAAGTTCTCAACAATAGAAAAGTTTTCAACAAAGGAGCGTTGGCGATGCCTTACGGGAGCTATGTCAACAAAGTCCGAAAGCACACGTGTCCTTACTGCGGCATCGAGCGAAATCTGGACTGGTTCATCAAGGACAGTGAAGCCTGCTGGAAGTGCAGGGAGACGAAGAAGGAGGTGAAGAGAGGTGAGTATTTTGATGATTCACAAATCACTCGATAGTGACGTTTTGACACGAAATGAAGCCAGAGAACTGTTTTCGTGCTGCTGTCTCAGCTATGACGATGTGAGTGAAAACGACATTTACATGTTGGAAGCCTTTGTCGCTTGCGAGCTGAGTCAATTCAATGAGCTGAATGGGCTGCAAATGTACGTTTCGCATAGGAAGAAGGACGCTCCAAAAATCAACGTTCGCGATAAACCGGGCAACCCTATCGAATCGGCCTTCTTGCATGTCGATGGCGATTACTTCAAAGGACGAGAAGCGATCTCCTTCAACAGCGACGGCTTTATTGGATTCGCAGGCTGGGCTGATGACGGCAACGTTCAACCGTTTTTACGGGCTTTTGTTGACTGGGTAGTTTTTTGGATGGATGGCAAATGAGTTCTTACGTTAAGCATGTCGGCGATCTGACTGAGCCCGTTGAGCTCAACGCTTCGCAGGTTGCCGAGAAGATGACCTCAACGGTCGATTCTGAGTTCGACCCTGTGACCAAGCCCGCGCACTACGCGGGGCATACCGGCATCGAATGCAAACAGGCAATGGAATCGATGCTCGGCACCGATGAATACGTGTCCTATATGCAGGGATGCGCCTTCAAGTACCTGTGGCGATGGAAGTCAAAGAACGGCATCGAAGACCTCAAGAAGGCGCATGAGTGCATCGAGAACATGCTTGAAGCACTGGAAGGCAGCGCGTCATGAGCGGCGGTGACTTCTACGCCGCACCCAAGCTTGTCACCGTCCGCAAGGCGCATCAGTGCGCGTACTGCGGCGAGACGGTTCCAGCGGGAACGCGTGCCGTGCTCATTGAAAGCGGCTTTTGGTTTGGTCAGTTCTGGAAGCGCTACGCATGCCCGCGCTACCAGCAATATGTCAGTGAGTTTTGGGGCTGGCAAGGCTTGGAGAGTGAAGACATCGAATGGGATTTCGACGAGTTCATGCGGGAGCATCACCGCGATGTGTGGGTGACCGGCGATGACGATTAGGAGCGACCGCAAGACCCTCGAGAACCTGTGTGCCGTATCGCAGGACATGAGCCGGCGCATTACAACGTGCGAGAAGCGCGGACACGATGGAACGCGGGTCGATTACGACGATCTTATTTGCTGGTGCGATTGCGTCACCGACGCAATCGAAGTGATTCACCGAAATTTGGAGGAAAGCAATGAAAGAGTTTAAGACCGAGGAAGAGTATGAAGAGGCATCGTCGATGCTGGTTGGTTGCGCCCTGCTGATCGTCCCGTTCGCGATGTTGGTTGCCAGTATCGCCATTGGCTTCATCTTCGGAGCTGGATATGGGTTCCTGGCCTTCTCCTGCTTCCTGCTGATCATGTGCATCTACTTCATTTACGCGGCAAAGATCAGCATGCACAAGGCGAAGAAAGCGGCTGGAAAGGAGCGGGACGATGATTGAGAGTCCAGGCCATGCCATCAGCCGCATCATTAAGGATTTCGACAATGCGTACATATCTGCGCTTCGTGGAAAAGGAAACTTCCTATATGAGGTTTTCTGCGCAATGAGCCGTGCGCATAGGGAATGGGGCAAGTTCAAGAAGCGTTGCAGGAAGTATCGCGACCCTAAATGGCAGCGCCGGTATACAAAGGCGCTCAAGCGGTCGCGCAGGAACGTTGCCTATCTCAAGCGCACTGGCAGGTGCCGGTGATGGGTATCGAGGTCAAGCGCGACCCAAAGGGCGTGTGGTACGCGCAGCCGTATCTTGGCAAGGCACCGGACGGGCGGCAGATACGGCCACGCCGTAGTTTCCCGGATGCCAGGACGCGCGATGAAGCGCAGGCTTTGGCTGATGCCTGGGCTTCGCACCTGACCTTTGACGGCAAGGTCAAGAGCACGCTGATAGTCGACCTGCTTTGGGAGTACATCGAGCAGCGGAAGGTCAAGGGCGCAGCCATTAACACCGTGAAGAGGTGGACGTTTTTCACGCGAACCTACGTGGGCAAGTACCTTAAAGGCAAAGTCGCTCGCGACCTTACCGCCATCGAGCTGAACGACTTCGAGACGCGGCTTGGCGTGAGCAAGAAGAACGGCGGTCAAGGTCTTTCGTGCAACACGATCATCAGCGTTCACCACTTTTTGCGCGGCGCATACAACTTCTGGGTGCGCATCGGCATCTGCGAGAACAACCCAATGCTTATGGTCACAAAGCCGCCAGAGGAACGCCATGAAGCCGTGAGCATCGACGAATGGGATTACAGGGCACTCGATGCCATGGTCTCCGAAAAGCTCGACCTTGAGGCGCCCGAGAAGCGCTTCATGCGCCAATCGGCCTACGCTTTCGCAGCTTGGCTTGCACTACACACGGGGATGCGCGTCGGCGAGGTGTGCGCCGTTAGACGGCGCGACCTCCACAAGGCGCAGGGGTTCATCCTCGTGAGTGGAACGGTCATCGAGGTTCCGGGCGGTGGCGTTATTCGCTCCAACGTGACCAAGAACAAGAAGACGCGGCCTGTGGCACTAATCGACGAAGAGTGGGAGCTGATAAAAGCCTATCTCGCGCAACAGGATTCGATTTCAGACGCTTTTACGCCCGATTCGCCACTGGTGAGCATAGACGGCTCTTACATGCGCCCTACGACCGTCTCAAAGGCTTTCAGCCGCGCTCGCGACCGTGCGGGCATGCCGAGGACGTACGTGTTCCACTCGTTGCGCCATACGCACGCCACGTGGTGCCTGGCGAACGGCGTTGACCTCAAAACGCTCGCAGATCGCTTGGGGCACTCGAACGAAGCGACAACGCTGAAACTCTACGCGCACCTTCTGCCGGGGCGCGACCAGGCGGCGGCTCAGGCGTTCAACAACTTTGCCAAGCAGCTTGAGGACGGAGTGTAAACGGTGTGTAAATGGCAAGACCTCGGCCATTTGCGTCACGACACGAAAACGAGAGGTCAGAAAGCAAAACCGATGGTTTGGGAACGGTTAGCCGCCGTATTCCAAGTAAGAATCAGGAGATACAGAAAATGGTACCGAAATTGACCGCCGAGCAAAGGCGTTCCGCCCTCGATAAGGGGATGCAGATCAGATGCAAGCGAGCTGATTACAAGGTCAAGCTGAAATACGGCATCATGTCGATTGAGCGGCTCTTTGAGTTGGCGGACAGTGGCGACCAGGCTGCATCGGGCATGCGTGTCGAATCATTGATTAGGTCGATGCCCGGTTTTGCCGCGCCACGAACCCAGAAGCTCATGAAGAGCCTGCACATCAGCGCGACCCGCCGAGTGAAGGGACTTGGGTACATCCAGCGCGAAGGACTTATCAAGGCTCTTGGGGGTGGATGCCGTGAGTAGGTCGAGTGAGCGAGCACGCCGCCGAATCAAGAGGTTGAGTGTGCTTGTAGCGGTGCTCATAGCGTTGTTGGGCTGCGTCATCGTCTTTCTTTGTTTTTGCCTTATGGAACTGTTCGTAAGCATCATTACCGGTTGCCTGTTCTCTTGGCTCTTCCCATTGCTCGCAACCGCGATGGTGATCATGACCTATATCGCATTGGCAATCGTGAGGGGTGGTAGCTGTGAGTGACAGCCTTAACAGCGTCACCTTGAGTGGCAACCTTGGGCAAGACGCAGAGGTTAGGTACACCAACAGCGGCCTTGCGATAACGAGCTTTTCGCTGGCCGTGAACAAGAGCCGCAAGCAGCAGGACGGCAGCTATAAGGATGCGACCAGCTGGGTCGACTGCGTGATGTACGGCAAGCGCGGCGAAGCGATGTTCAACAACGGCCTTCTGATGAAAGGCGCACGCCTGGCTATCCTTGGGCACCTGTACCAGAACGTGTGGGAGAAGGACGGCAAACGCTACCGCAAGCTCGAGGTCATCGTCGATAACGTGGCAATCATGACCTCGCATCGACAGTCACAGCAGCCAGCGGCGGCGCCGGCTACGACCTACCCAGATGTGTACGACGAAGATATTCCCTTCTAAGGAGCTGACATGTACGGACGAAAGATGAACGTTTGCCTGGCTGACGGAACAGCCATGCCGACATACACGCACGATGGCGATGCAGGCTTCGACCTTTGCATCGCCGAGGATGTAAGGCTTGAGCCAAACGCGAGCGCGGTCTGCGGACTTGGCTTTGCCTGCGAGATTCCGAGCGGCTGTATCGGTTTGGTCATCCCGAGCTCCGGCCTTGGCGCTCACTACGGCGTGACGCTGCGCAACGGCGTGGGTGTCATCGACAGCGGATACCTTGGCGCGGTGCATGCACCGCTGGTCAATCTCAGCTGTGACACCGTGTTTCTTCCCAAGGGTACGCGCGTGTGCCAGATGGTCGTTGTCCCGTTCGTGCCGTGTGATCTTGTCGGGGTCGATAGCCTGACCGACACCGAGCGCGGTACCGACGGCTTCGGCTCTACGGGCATCGACTAGGGTTGATGCCTTGTGGATGCCAAGGAATACTTCGAGCGCATCCGTGACGAGGTGGCTAGCATCGAGCACGCAAAGGAGATGCTAGCCCGCCTTAAGGCTCGCGAGGGAGCCAAGGCGCAGAGCTACAGCGCGGGCGGCGGCGGTGGCGGCTCAGACCCTATGGATGCGATTAACGGGCGTATCGACTTTGAGGGGAGGTTGGAAAGGAGGATCGCGGACAGCCAAGCCGAGGTGGACGAAGCGTGCGTGCTACTTTACGGCACTGACAATCGCGGCGGCTTGGCTAAGCTCAAGGGCAACCGCTATGCCGACGCGCTGTGCATGGCCTATCTACAAGCGATGCCATGGGACGAGATAGCCGATGTGATGCAGTGCTCGCGCCAATGGTGCAGGGAGCTTTGCAACGTTGGGTTCCGCTATATCGACGAGGTGGGCTTTGCCGCGCTCAAAGATATTTGAGATTGGTACTTGTCATCACTTTCCGGTTTGCGTTATATTTCGGTACGGTGGATTATCAGAAAGGGACACGGCCTTTGGTCGCGTCCCTTTTTTGTTGGGGGTCGCGCAATGGCTAAGGGCTTCTCGAGTCGGTTCTACCATTCCAAGGATTGGGAACGGGCGCGAGAGCTCGCATTGCAACGTGACGCCTATCTTTGCCAGCATTGCCTAAAGGCTGGCATCGCAACACCGGCAACGATGGTGCACCACATCATTGAGCTAACACCATCGAACATCAGCGATCCGAACATAGCGACCGACACTCGCAACCTTGTAAGCCTGTGCGACCTCTGCCACAAGAAGGTGCACGGCTGGGCAAGGCAGGGCAGCACAAGGCAAGGGCTGCGCTTTGACGAGGACGGCAACTTGATTTCGCTGACAGACGAAAACACAGACTGAGCACAAGCGCACAGTCAAACAAAACGACAGACAAAACAGCAGGTCACGGCTTCGAGCTATCCCCCCGGTATAAAATCAAGGCACCCAGCATAGGGCACCAACGCCGGAAGATAGAAATTTGCGTGTGACGGGTTTCAGAACGGGGGTGGTCTTGTGGGAAGGCGAAAAGTGTGCGAAAGTAACGACCTTTTGCCCAAAGCCACGGAAAGTCCCCCGAAGAAGCACACCGCTTCCATCGAGAGCCGATACCAAAGCGAGCTGAAAAAGCTCCAACGGCTCACCAAGGACGCGATACCGGACGAGAAGCGAAGCGCCGTGCTTCCGCTGATGTCGAACATCGCGTTCTTGAAGGTCAAGCTTGACGAAGCCCGCCGCGAGCTGATGTACGAGAGCATCTTCACCGAATATGACAACGGCGGCGGTCAATCCGGCCTGCGGGAGCATCCGGGTTTCAGCGCCTACAACAAGCTGTTCACGACCTTCTCGCGCGGCATCAAGCAGCTCACCGACATGATGCCGTCCGGCAGCACCGCAGGCGATGCGCTCATTGACTACCTCAATGAAACGCGCTTCGGCGGCTAAGAAGCGAAGCGGCGCTGGTCGCTGCGAGCAGGCGATACGAAGCTACTTCGGTGGCATCCTCAACGGTGAGATCACTGCTTGCGAGAAGATGCATCAGCTCGCGGAGCGCGTGCTGCGCGACCTGGATAACACCGATCCGCTCTATCCGTACCATTACCGCGAAGAGTTCGCGGCGAAGCACGTCACCTTCATCGAGACGTTTTGCCGACTTCCGAGCGGAAAGCTTGGACGCAAGTTCAAGCTCGAGCTTTTCCAGTTGGCCATCCTCTCCGTAATCTTCGGTTTCGTGGATGCCGAGGGCTTGCGCCAATACCGCGAAGTCCTTTGGATTATGGGGCGAAAGAACGGCAAGACCGCGCTTGCGTCGGCTATCGAGCTTGACTTGCTCATTAACGATGACGAGGGCGCACCGGAAGTCTACAACGTGGCTACGGCTCACGATCAGGCGGCGAAGGGCTTCAACAACGCCTGGCGAATGGTGATGACCTCACCGGCGCTGGCAAAGCACGTGCGAAAGCGCGTGAGCGACCTTTACTGCGGCCTCAACATGGGGTCAATCAAGGCGCTTTCCGCCAACACGAACCACCTTGACGGCTTGGACATCTCAGGCGCTATCGTTGACGAGCTCGCAGCCATGCGAAACCGCGACCTCTACGACCTGACGATTCAGGGTATTTCCGCCCGTAGGCAACCGCTGGTTCTTGAGATCACGACCAACGGATTCGTGCGCGGTGGCATTTTCGATGCTCAGTACGAATACGCTGCCAAATGGCTGAACGGCGAAGCATCTGGAGAAAAAGCCGAGCATTTCATCGCTTTCATTTTTGAGCTTGACGAGCGCGAGGAATGGAAAGACGAGAAGTGCTGGATTAAGGCGAATCCCGGGCTTGGAACAATCAAGTCTCTGAAATCGCTCAGGGAAAACGTCTCCAAGGCACTCGATGACCCGACATTCTTGCCGACGCTGCTGGTAAAAGACTTCAACCTCATTGAGAACCAGAGCCAAGCGTGGCTCAAATGGTCTGAGATCCACAACGAAGCAACGTTCGACCCGTCCGATGGGTCTTTTTCTTACGCAATTCTCGGCGTGGACGCTTCGGATACGACCGACCTAACGGCGGCGTGCCTGCTGATGATGCGCCCGAATGACGAGCATATATACGCAATGCACATGGCGTGGATACCGCTTCGCGCCTTGGAGCAGGCGGAAGCCGAGGGGCGGCGCGGAGGTCGAGACGGCGTGCCCTACGATGCCTGGATTGCCCGCGGGCTGCTCAGAACGTCGGCAACGCCGATCATCGACAAGCGCGACGTGCTGGATTGGGTCACGGAGATTCAGGAAAAGTACGGCATTTACTCGGTTGCCTGCGGCTATGACCCGTGGCATATGCGAGATGTTCCGACTGTTGAAGCGTACGAGGGCTATTTCGGAGCCGATAACTTCAAAAAGGTAATACAGGGTGCTCAAACCTTGTCCATGCCAATGAAGGAGCTTCGGGCGCTCTACAAGGAAAACCGCATCGTCGATAACCAGAACCCTATAGCGGAATGGTGCCGCTCCAACGTGATGATCAGAAACGACGCGAACGGCAACATTGCGCCCGACAAGAAGAACCAAGACCCGCGCAACCGCATTGATGCTTGGGCGGCTGAGTGCGACGCATTTGTTGTGCTCAAAGACATGATGGATGACTACCAAAGCATGATTGGAGGTTAAAACGTGCGAAAACCAACGCTTTTCCGCTCGATGTTCGATGCCGTGTTTCATAAGCCTATCATGCAGGCAGTCGATGGCTATTTTCAGACTTTCACGGCGTACTCACCGCGTTTCACGTCGTGGTCTGGCGGTATCTACGAAGCCGAGCTGACGCGCTCCATAATCGAGCGAAATGCCGACCATGCTTCAAAGCTCCGTCCCGAGATTTCTGGCACGGCGCAACCGCAATGGACGCGCTCTTTGCAGTGGCAACCGAACCCGTGGATGACCGTGCCGCAATTTTTGCATCGCGTCTCAACGATACTTGACGTTTGCGACACGTGCCTGATCGTCCCTGTTGACGGCGGGGACGGAATCACGTCCGTTGGCTATTACCCAGTGCTGCCAAGTCAGTGCGAAGCCTACGACGTTGACGGCGCTTTGTGGCTTGAGCTCCGTTTTCCCGGCGGCGATAAGACCTTGATTGAGTGGTCGCGCATTGGCGTTATGACGCGGCATCAGTTCAAGAGCGATTTGTTCGGAGACGGTACCAACGTGCTCAATCCGACGCTTGACTTGATTCACGCTCAAGAGGAAGCCGAGAAAACAGCTATCGAGCAGGGCGCGGCGGTGCGCTTCATCGGCAAGCTTTCGCAAAACCGAAACCCGGAAGACACGAAGAAGTCTGCCGAGTCCTTCAACAAGCAGTTGGGGGCGTCGAACGCGGGCGGTATCGTCGTTTATGACAACAAGTATCAAGAGGTCAAGCAGATCGCGCCACAGAACTACACCGTTGACGCTGCGCAAATGGAGCGCATAGAAAAAGCGGCCTATCGTTTCTTCGGATCAAGCGAAGACATCGTTATGAACCGAGCCGACGAGGATACGTACAACGCCTTTTATGAGGGACGTACCGAGGTCTTCGCTATCCAGCTCGGGTACGTACTCACGGCGATGACGTTCACGCCGAACGAGATTGCCCATGGCAACTCGATTATGTTCAGCGCGAACCGCCTTGAGTTCGCGAGCAACCAAACGAAGCTCAACGTTTCGACGGCGCTGTTCGACCGTGGCATCTGGTGTGGCAATCAGGTTGCAGAGGTGTTCCAGTCACCGTCTTACCCAGGCGGCGAGCGTCACGTAATTCGTGGTGAGTACATAGACCTGGACTTGATCAGCGAGCACACAGCAGATCAGGCGGCGAAGGCCGCCGAGACGAACGCGAATATCGCCAAAATCGATGGAAAGGGTGGTGATACCGATGCCGGCGAAACCGAATGAGCGCCAGTACCGCCAGATGTCGGTGGTCTTGAGAAGCCTTGACGGCGGCGAAGGCCGCGAGAAGCGCATCGAATCCGACTACTACGTCGAGGGATACGCTTCGACATTCAATGACCCATATGTCCTATATGAAGACCCTTGGGACGGTACCGAGTACCGCGAAGTCATCAGCCCAGACGCATTCGTCGATACAGACATGAGCGACATCATCATGCAGTTCGACCATGTGGGCGACGTTTTGGCGCGCCAGTCGAACGGAACGCTCATCGTCGAGCCCGATGAGCACGGGCTTTTTATGGCCGCAGACCTCTCGAAATCAGAAGCCGCCCGAAACCGATTCGAGGAAATCGATAACGGCCTTGTTACGCGCATGTCGTGGGCGTTCACCATCGGCGCGTCCGAGTACGACCGAGACACGCATACCACGACAATCACGCGCGTCAAGAAGATTTATGACGTGTCCGTAGTCAGCCTTCCTGCTGACCCGAACACCGAAATAAGTGCAAGAAATCTGCTTAACGGAGCGATTGAGCAGTCGCGCAAGGAGCTTGCGCGAAGGAAGGGCGCGTTGCTTCGAGCAAAAGCGTGCCTGGCAATTACCAATGCGAAGAAAGGCAACTAGCAATGACACTTGAGGAACTTCTTAACGACCTGCAAGCGCTTGTCGACCAGTATTCTGACGGTACTGATCCGACGGAAGAGGATGCGGCCCGCATGGCCGAGCTGACTGACCAGATTAACGAGCGCACCGCCCAGACCGCACAGGCGGCGCAGGCTCGCAACGCCGCCGTCGCGAACGCCCGTGCCGCCATCGACGCAGGCCGCGCACAGCGCGTGGATTCCGTGCCGCTGGCACGTTCCGCCAACGTCGCTGGCATCCCCGGCGCTGCATATGACGTGACCGATTACGACAAAGCTGAGCGCCGTGCATGGGCTAAGGGTCTTGCCGAGCGTTCCGGCATCCAGCTTATCGGCGGCACCGAGCTCACCGATGTTGAGCGTGCCGCTCAGCGCCACGCAATCGAGCAGCGAGCCGAGTTCACCATGACCACGGCCAACACCGATTCCATCGTTCCCGTGGCCGTGCAGAACGAGATCATTTCCCTTATCGACAACACTGCCGTTCTCTTCGGTGACATCAGCCGAACGAACATGTCTGGTCAGGTCGAGTTCCCGCGCCACAAGTCCATCAAGAAGGGCGATGCGGCCAAGACCGACGAGGGCGAAGCCCCTACCGATATCGAGGAAAATGACTTCGATACCGTTCCGCTCGCAGGATCGGAGATTAAGAAGACCGTCGAGATGTCCCGAAAGATGGCAACGCAGTCGCTTTCCGGCTTCGAGCAGTACATCATTTCCGAGGTCTCTGCACGTCTCTCCGTCGCGTGCAACGCATTCGTCCACGAGAAGCTTGCCGATGAGAATTACGGCATCGCGACCGCCAACAAGATTCAGACGGCGGCAGTAAAGAAGCTTACCAAGGCCGACATCGTGAAGATGCTGAGCCTGCTCCGCTCTTACGGCAACGCAGCGGCTAAGGGAATCATCATCTACGCCAATAACAACACCATTTGGAACCAGATTGCCATGCTTGAGGATGCCAACGGTCGTTCTTATTTTGCAAATGAGGCCACCGATGACCCGACGGTTCAGGGTCGAATCTTCGGCAAGATCGTAAAGCAGGACGATTCAATCGCCGACAACGTGATTAAGGCCGGCTTCCCCGACCTGTTCAGGGGCAACATGTTTGATGGCCCTGACGTTACGCCTTACGTCCAGCCGCGAACCCAGAAGCGCTGCTTCGACGGCTATGTTCTGTTCGACGGTGTTCTTACTGTCCCCGAAGCGTTCGCACAGCTCACTATCAAGCAGGCTTAAGGAGGTGGCGCGGCATGGCCGCAAAGGCTAAAGGCAAGCTGCTGGATGCGTGCCGCGCCGCGCTTCGCATCCCGGCTTTCGTAACCGATTACGACGAAGAGATTTCAGACGTAATCGAAGCCGCCCGCGCCGAGCTGGTTGCGGGCGGCGTAGCGGATGCCAAGGCGAACGACGATTCGGACGGGCGCGTTCGGCTTGCGATAAAGGTTTACGTCAAGGCCAACTTCGGCATGGACAACCCAGACGCCGAGCGCTTCATGAAGGCGTTCGAAACCATGCTTACGAGCATGAGCGGTGATTCGGCGTACAACGGCGGTGATGCCGCATGAGCGGGTGGGCTGGCATCTGTACGCTTATTGCTGCCGTCTCAGAACGCGATGATCTGGGCGTATCGCACAAAAAGGAGCGCCGCCGCCGTGTTCCCTGCAACGTGTACGGCATCAGCCAGACGGCGTACTACACCGCCGCACAGGCCGGAGTTAAGCCGCAGGCCGTCATCACGGTACGCGCGTGCGCATACAGCGGTGAAAGGCTTTGCGAGTTCGGCGGCATCCGCTACGCCGTCGATTCGGCGGTTGTGGCGAACGTCGACAATGTGCGGCTTACGCTGGTCGAGAAAGTAGGCAACCGGTGAGCGGGATAAAGATTGACCAGCTTGAATCGATTATCGTCAACAGCATCGAAGAGGTCATCGAGGACAACGAAGAAGTCTTGCAGGGAAATGTCAAGGCGGCTGGCAACAAGGCGGTTCGCCTTCTGAAAGAGCGAAGCCGGAAGAAGAAGCGGCACGGCGGAAGCTACGCAAAGGGATGGTCTGCTGACGTTAAGAGCGAAGCGACCGGTACGACCTGTGTTGTCCACAACAGGCAGTATCAGCTTACACATCTGCTCGAGAACGGCCACGTCATCAAAAACCAGCACGGCAGCTATCCCGGCAGGGTAGAAGGCGATCACGTCATCGAGGGCGTTTACAAGGAAGTTGCCGCCGAATTCTCCAAGGGGGCGCAATGAACAGCCTTAAAGACCTGGCGGAGCTTCTTGATGCGTTCGGCTTGCCGTGGGCGAACGGAAGTTTCCGCGACGATGACGAGTCGCTCGCGCCGCCGTATATCGACATTGAAGCAGGTTACGGTGAAGCCCTGAGCGCGGACAACACTGGATGGTGCCGCTGGATGCCCTACGATGTGGCGCTTTACGTTCGAGAGCGCGATTACGAGCTTGAGAAGCGATTCGAAGCGGCACTCGATGCCGCAGATTTCAATTATGTGAAAACGGTCACGTCGCTCGATGGTGACGAGCTTATCGAGACGGCCTATGAGGTTGGCGTGACCGAGTAAAGAAAGGAGCCGACATGGCGCGAAATGGGTTCTTCGGCGTTAAGAACGCGCATATAGCGCGTCTTACCAACGAGGAGACGTTTACGTACGAGAAGCCTATCCACATCCCAGGCACGGTCGAGATCAAGATTGAGCCGTCCATTGAGCAGTCGACGAGCCACGGCGATAACGAGACGTGGCTGGACAAGTACCAGGATAACGGCGGCTCTATCACGTGGTCGCTCTACGACATCGAGAGCACGCCAGAGCTGCGTGCTCTTCTGGCCGACATTATCGGCTTCGACATCGACGAGAAAGGACGCTTGCTGGCAACTTCCGGCAAGACACCTAAGCCGTTCGCATTCATGTGCGAGCAGCCCGGACACGTCGTTGGAAAGCGCCGTTGCATCTACAAGTGCACGAGCAAGCCCGCATCCGTCGATGCAAAGACACTTGAGGACAAGCCCGACATCACGCAGCTTGATTACGATCTTACGTTCCGTCCCGTCAAGCTGCCGAGCGGCTGGCGCGGCAGCTACATCGACACATATGGCGATATTGACGGTTACGACAAATTCTTCGAAGAGGTAGATACTGCCGTCACGCCCAAGATTGGTAGTGTGAGCGCGTAATGGACGGCGGAATCATCGAGGTTGGCGGCGTTAAGTACCCGGTCGCTTGCAATGCCTTCACTCCAATTGCCTATTCACGTGAGTTCTTCGTTGAGCGCAAGGATGGCTCGCGCCGTCCGAAGGACATCAACGAAGCCATCTCCGTTGTTCTCGATGTCTCGGCGGCGTCGAACATTCCGCCTATCGTGCCACTGCTTGAGATTTTCTACGCCTGCGCGAAGACATACAACGCCACTGCGAAGGAGAAAACAGACCTCGGTAAGTCCTTTGAGGATTGGGTTTGCGGCTTCCCGCAGACGGAATTCGACCTTGAGCGCAAAGGCGGTTGGGCATCTGACGTGATGCAGATCATCAAGGACAACTTTTTTCCGAACGCAAAAGCGGACGTGGAAGCCGCGCCCGCCGAAGCACCCGATGCCGCCGCTGCCGAGGGAACTGGAGAGTAGCTGCGACGCGCTCTACATCTACTCTTGCCAGCAGGCGGGATTGAGCGTCCAAGACCTGCACGACCTGTCTTATGTGCAGGTGCAAAACCTTATCGACGTGTACAGCTTCGTCAACGACGCTGTGGCATACGCCGAGGATGACGAACACTCGCGGCAGGGCGAAGCGGCCTTCTGGGCTGGCATGTGAGCGTAAAGCGTCAGCGCACCTATTCGGTGCGCTGTTCTGTGCGCTCATTTCTTTCATTGACAACTGAAAAGAGGTGAAACCGTGGCCGTCACGTACAAAGGTCTGACTATCAAGTTCGGCGGAGATACGACCGAGTTGCAGGGCGCGTTGAAGAGCGTGCAGAGCACGGCGAAGGATACGCAGGGCGCGTTGAAGGACATCAATCGCGCCCTGAAATTCGACCCCGGCAATACGGATTTGCTCGTTGAGAAGGAAAAGCTTCTGAACCGAGCGTACGGCGAGACGAAAGCGAAACTCGATGCCTACAAGGCCGCGCTTGCGACGCTCGACGAGAAGAAGCGAAGCGGTGCGACGCTCACTGAGCGCGAGGAAGCGCAGTACTCGAGCCTTAAGGCTCAGATTGCCATTTGCGAAAATCAGCTTGAGAGCTATTCCGACGATCTTAAAAGCGTCAGTCGCGAAGCCCAGGCATCGAAGAGCAGTCTTTACCAGTTCGGTCAGACAATTCAGGACAACAGCGATAAGCTGGAAAAGGCCGGCAAGGGTCTAGAGACTGCCGGAAAGACGATAACCGGTGCCGTCACCGGCACCGCTACCGCGCTTGTCGGGCTTGCCAGTAGCCAGGAAGAGCAGATCGAGCAGACGCATCAGCTGGACGCTGCCTGGAAGGATGCGGGCGGCACGTCCGAGCAGGCGCGAAGCTCCTATACCCTGTTTTATAAGCTACTTGGCGAAGAGGACACCGCGACCGAAGCCGCACAGAACCTGTCACGCTTGACCACTAACCAGCAGGAACTGGACAAGTGGAGCAACATCGCCGCAGGCTCGTTCTCCAAGTTCGGCGATGCATTGCCGCTCGAAAACCTTGTGGAAGCATCGCAGGAGACGGCGCACACCGGCGCCGTCACCGGCGGTCTTGCCGATGCCCTCAACTGGGCAACGGCAAGCAATGAGCAGTGGAGCGCAGCACTCTCCGGCAACCATGCGGCACAGCAGGCTTTCAACGACCAGATCGCTCAGGGTGCTACCAAAGAGGACGCGTTCAATGCGGCGCTTGCCGCCTGCGGTGACGAACAAGAACGCTCCTCGCTTATCACGCAGACACTCGATGGCCTTTACGGCAACATCGGCGAGACGTATCAAGAGACTAATAAGACGATGCTCGACACGCGTGAGGCGCAGGCCGAGCTAAACCAGAAGATGACCGAAGCCGGCGAAGCGGCCATGCCCTTCAAGGAAAAGGCGCTCGAGCTTGGAACGACCCTGCTTGAGAAGGTAACGCCGGCGCTCGAGGGCGTTAGCGACTGGTACAAGTCCCTAACGCCAGAGCAGCAGGACATGGCAACAAACGTCGTTTTGGGGACGGTCGCGTTCGGCGGGCTCACAACGGGCATCGGCAAAACGCTCCAAAAGGGCATCGAGATCGGCCAAACGTTCAAGGACGTTGCCGGCGGCTTCGCTTCCCTCGCAGGCAAGTTCGGCGAGGGCGGCGGCGCTATAAGCACGGCTGCAACAGGCTTCGGCGGCATCGCCGAGAAAGCGGGCGGCTTGGCATCGACCCTTGGCGGCAAGCTCTCTACAGGGTGGACATCGTTTACCGGATTGATCGCCGCAAACCCAATCTTGCTTGGCGTGGCTGCGGTTGCCGCTGCCGTCGCTGGCCTTACGTGGTTCTTCACACAAACCGAGACTGGTAAACAGCTCTGGTCTGACTTCACTGGCTGGATTTCAGAGAAATGGCAGGGCGTGCAGGATTTTTTCGCAGGCGTGCCGGAATTCTGGTCTGGGATTTGGGACGGGATAACCGGAAAGGCCGAAGAGGTCAAGAACGGCCTTTCGGAAAAGTTCGAAGGCATAAGGCAAGGCGCGTCCGATGCTTGGGAGGGCTTGAAGGCCAATGCGTCCGATGCTTGGGAGAATCTGAAATCCAACGCGTCTGAAAAATTCGGCGCTATCAGGGATTCAATCCAAACAGACATGAACACCGGTCAGATTGTCGGTTCTTCGGCTTCAAATGCCCTGAAAGCCGCCCTGAACGGTGATTGGGACGCGGCGAAGTCGCAGGCCGGTATCGCTTTCCAGGATATTCAAAGCAACATCCAGACGAAGATGAACAATGCGAAGGATAACGCGATAAACGCTGGCAACGCCATCGGCGAAAAGCTGGAGTTCCCGGGTCTTGAAAGCAATGTCGCTGGCGTTTTCTCGAACATCAAGAGCAGCATCACTTCGCCGATCAACGATGCCTGGAACTTTGTCAGCGGCATCCCCGGCAAGATTCAGGGTGCGTTCAGCGGGATTCACATCAGCCTGCCGCATATCAACATGCCGCATTTCAGTGTCAGCTGGCGTGACATCGGCGGCGTTGTGAAGCTACCGTCCATCAGCGTCAACTGGTATGCAAAGGGCGCATCCTTCGACAAGCCTTCGATCATCGGCGTTGGCGAAGCTGGACTGGAGCACGTCGCGCCCGATGCCAAGCTGCGCGCAAGCGTCAGAGAGAGCGTCGAAGCGGGTATTTCTCGCGTGCTCGACCGCCTAAGCAGCGGCTTCGGTGGCGGAGTCCAGGTGAGTGTGACCGTCAATGCCACCGTTGCAAACAGCATGGACGCGTACACGACCGGTCAGCAGATCGGCGCTGGTATTGCCAGCAGGTTAAAGCAGAAGGGAGTGCCCGTTGGAGCTTAAGCGTAAGCGAAACCAAAGCGACAGCATCGTCTTCAACGGGCACGACCTGTCGAAGCTCGTCTACTGTAAGGTGCGCCGCCCTATCATGGCGGACGTTTCGGCGAGCTTCGAGGATGCGCCCGGGCGGCACGGCGAATACTTCAAGAACGCCCGCCGCGCCGGTTACGATTTGCAGATTGACATGTGGATTCGCACCGAGCACCGGCGCGAGGTCGCAAAGGCGCGGCATAAGCTGGCGGCGCTGCTCTGGTCTGACGAGCCAGCGCCACTTTATTTGCCCGATGACCCTACGCGTTATTTGATGGCGATCGTTAGCGGCGCAACCGACCTTGACGAGATTACCGACGATTGCCCGCAGACAACCGTTACGTTCCACATTGGCGACCCCGACTATTACGGTCAGCATCGTCGTATGGATATGAGCGGCGCAGCATCGTTCGCCGTCGGCGGCACGCTGCCAGCCGCTCTTACCGTGACAGCTAGGCCCGGAGCTTGCAGCTCTTGGCGCATCACCAACACCGATACCGCCGAGTTCGTCGAGGTGGTGCAGCCGTTGACGGCTTCGAGTGTCGTTCGTATGGACTTCGACAAAGAGCATGTAACTGTTAACGGCTCAATCGCTCAGCTCAACATCATGAGTGACTTTTTCAGCATCCAAGACCGTGCGCACGTCAAGATCTCTAGCGGCTCCGCGACGCTGGAATGGGAGGAGAGATGGCTTTAACAAAGAAGGTCAACTTCACCCGTTTCAGCCGTTTCGGCGTGAATCTCGGACGGCTCACCTACACCGCAGCGACCCATGAGGACGCAACGGACGGCACCGACGAGCTTAAGATCAGGTGCGACGAGGATTTAGGCAAGGGGGAACGCCTTGTTTGGATTGACCGCCAAGGCGTCGTACATGAGCACATCGTCGACGAAATCGAGCGGCTGCACGATGACAACGGCAAGCCGTATACCAGCATAACGTGCATCAACTCCATCAATGAGACGTGGGATGACTATATCGAGGACAAGCGACCGTCCGGCAGCGTAGTCGTGGCGCTCACGTCAATACTCGCGGGCACCCGTTGGGAAGTCGGCAACTGCGACCAGCCCGGCAGTGCTTCGCACGCCTTCTATCACGTAAGCGTCCGCGAGGGCTTGAGCGCCCTGCTCAAAACATGGGGCGGTGAGCTTGAAACCGTTATCGTGACGGACGGAGTGCAGGTCACGCATCGATATGTGCGCGTGGTGGCTACGCGAGGCAACCAGCAAAGCCCAAAGCGCTTCACGTGGACGAAAGACCTGATCAGCATCAAGCGCAAGACGGGCAGCGCCAACCCCAAGACGCGAGTTTACGGTTACGGCAAGGGCGTTGAGACGGATGGCGGCGGCTATGGCCGACGATTGACTTTCGGCGATCTAAACAATGGTAAGGATTACGTTGAAGATGCCGCCGCGACCGAGGTTTGGGGGCATCCCGACGGCAACGGCGGTATCGCGCCCGCCGTAGACATCTACGTTAACGAGCAATGCGAGGACGCAGCGCAGCTTCTTGCCGAGACGAACGATTACCTCTCGCAAGCCAAAACGCCGACCGTCTCTTATGAAGCAAGCGTGATTGACCTATTTGCTTTCGGTCGAGATTGGGAAAGCGTTGCTGTCGGCGATTGCGTGGCGATCATCGACAAGGGCTTCTCCGCTGCGGGAATCAGGCTCAAGGGGCGCGTCTCGAAGCTGACCCGCGACTTGGTGACCGGCGATGCCAAGGTGACGTTCGGCAACCTAACCGATAATCTGGCTGACATCTTCCAGTCGGTGGCGCAGCAGCTCAAGAGCGGCAGCAACCAGCGGGCTAACTACGATGCGGCGGCTGGTACGTCCGTCTCGTGGCTCAACCAGCTCATGTCTGCGCTCAACAAGGCGTTCAACGCCGTTGGCACGTACAAGGTCGAGACGTTCGAGCTTGGCGTGATCTACTCCAACGTGCCGCTGGATGCTGTAACGGGTGTCCCGCTCAAGGCAACGTCCGGCATGTGGGCGGTAAACATCAACGGCATGGGCATCCGCCTTGCCGCGTCGCTTGCAAGCGACGGACAGTGGAATTGGCGAACGTTCATCACTGGCGCTCAGGTCAGCGCCGATTGCATCAACGCCGGCACGATGCGAGCGGACCGCATCCGCGCTGGCCTGCTCACCGACGATGTTGGAAAGAATTTCTGGGATTTGACCACCGGAGATTTTAGCTTGTCTGCCGGCGCGACCGTCGGCAGCAAGCCGATCGCCACGACAGATGCCGTAATTGCATCCGTCGATGTCGAGTACGCGCAAGGTATCTCGCGTACCGAAGCACCGAAAACCGGATGGCAGTCCGAAGCGCCCGTATGGGTCGAGGGGAAGTACATCTGGACTCGGACGAAGACTGTCACGCAGTCCGGCGAGATTTCCTATTCGGTTCCTGTATGCATCAGCGGTGCGGACGGCAAGCAGGGCGTAACCGGTAGGGGAATCAAATCCATCGTCGAGCAGTACTACCTATCTTCAAGCGATTCTTCCCAAGTCGGCGGTAGCTGGAGCGAACAGCAGCCTGCCTGGAGCAAGGAAAAATACATCTGGACTCGCAGCAAGGTCACTTGGAGTGACGGAGCCGTAAGCTACACGACGCCTTGTCTCGCCAAGGCAATCAATGGTGCGAACCAGATGGCGGGAAACGGCATCGCATCCAGCGTCAAGCTCTATGCGCAGAACCAGAGCGATATGGTTCCGCCAATCAACGCGCAGAACCCTGAGCTTGGATGGTCTGAGACATTGCCGGAATGGAGTAACGGCTATTACGTCTGGTCTATGGAGCGCATCACGCTCGGTGACGGCTCCGTTCGCCACACGACGCCAGTGCTTGAAAGTGCCTACAACAAGGCATACCAGAGCTCATACGATTTTACCGAATCGCTGACTGGCCTTGACGGCACCGTGCAGGAACTGGCTAAAGACGGTGTGGTAACAACAGCCGAAGCGGCAGCAGTGAAGAAGGCCATGCAGGCGGTCGACAAAGAGCGCGAAGAGCTCACAAGCCAGTACAACTCGCTGAAATCCAACAAGTCGCTCAATGCGCAATTCCTCACACAAGTACTCGCGCCTAAATACACGGCTGCATTCGGATCTACCGAAGAGGGCGGCGCCTACAGCGATTACGCCGACAAGGTAAACGCGGTGCTGGAGTGCAAGACGGCAGACGCGCTCAAGGCGGCAATGTACGAATACGACGCGTCATACGGCTCGTACTCGTCAGCAGTTAAGGTTTACGCTTCGGCGGCGCGTGCGGCTCAGCATGCCATCGAGCAGCAAGACGCTTCTGACTACGCGAACGGCATCCTCAGCGACTACGACGAGCAGCTGACCCAGAAGAAGATCTTCGACCGCCTGACGAGCAACGGCGCGGCTCAGGGTATCTTCCTCCAGAACGGCAAGGTCTATATCAACGCGACATACATGTCTGCCGGAATCATCGCCGATGCCAAAGGCCGCAATTCTTGGAATCTCAAGACCGGCGAGCTCGTGACAAATTACATGAGCGCGAACAACATCACCGCCAAGGGCACGTTCCGCTGCGGATACGACAGCTACTACACGCTTCTCAACAACATGGGTCAGATGTCGGGATTCCGTAAGAAATCCGGCGCGTCAAGTGCCTCGCAGGTCGGTTACATCGACTTTTCTTCGTCAATGAAAGATTTATCTGACAACAAGGTTCTATACGGGCTCCAGATGCAGGCCGAAGGAAGCCTTAGGATTTCCGTTCCGAAGATCTCGGTATCTAACTCAGCAAGTACGAGCGTAACCACAACCAACGCCATTACATCCAACGTGACCATGAAGTACATCAGCCAGATACAGGACAACGGCAATGGATCAATCACCTGGTGGACATCGACAAGGAACATCGATTTCGTAAATGGAATCTGCACACTTTGCAATTTTGATTAGGAGGTCATATGGCACAGATCACACATTACATGGTGCATGATCCGGTGGGCAACACCGAGAGCTATCTGACGGAGTTCGACGCCGAGTTCATTGCACGCGCGGCAGCGGCAAACATCGTCTTCATTGCCGTCTACGATGACGGCACGCGTGAGGTTGTTGACAGTAAGGACGTGGTTAAGCCGAAATCCGCCGACGAGCCGTTCACGCTCGTGACTCCGGTGTACGTTGATGACCGAACCGATGCCACGGTTGCATGCTTCGATGCCCTGGCTGCAATCGTCAACCCTTCAGTTGCGGTCTCGACAGAAGACGGTGGCACCGAAGTACAAACAGATCCGATTCAGGCTTTCATGGCGGCACTCGAGAAGCTGCGGGCGCTAAAGTCTGGCGGTGATGCGTAATGAACACGCAGACAATCGAGCTTGACGTGAACAAGTGCGGATGCGGAAACAACTACATTCGAATCGCGCAAGGCGAAGGCGGCGGAACAACCATCAAGGCGCTTATCTACGACAACGGCAGCGAGCTGTCTTTGTCAGGGTACAGTGCCTATTTGGTAGCCCGATTGCCCGACCGAATCCACTATTACCGTGGCAGCGCCACGGTCAGCGGCAACACGATCACCTACGTTTGCGATGAATCCAAGCTCGCAAGCGTTCCCGGCTACACCGACGAAGCCTATTTCGAATTGAAGAAAGGCTCGCAGACGGTGCAGACCGAGCGTTTTGCGCTGGACATCATGCGCGACGCCCGTGAGGGAAATACTCCGGCGAAGTCATGGGACAACGCAGTCGAAGCGCTTGAAAAGCGCGCCGAAACCGCCGTCACCAAGGGCGAACAGGCCGTCACAGACGCGGGCAAGGCGCTGAATAACGCCAACGCTGCGGTCAACATCTGCAAGAGCGCCACGGACGCGGCCAACACCGCGACGAGTAAGGCGAACGCCGCGACAAAGAGCGCCACGGACGCGGCGGCTGCGGCAAACACAGCCAAGACGAACGCCGACACCGCGACGAGTAAGGCGAACGCCGCGACAAATGCCGCAAACGCATCCAAGGCCAGCGCAGACCTAGCGGCGGCAGACGCGCTCAAGGCGGCTGAGGAAGCTCGCGGCTCGATCAGCCCCGACAAGCGCATCTATCTTGCCTACGACACCGTTGGCGATACGGATTACATCTCGCTAGTCGATACGGAGGATTAAGCATGGGCAAAACCCACATTGCAGATCACGAGACGCTCGAGCGCGTGGCAATCGCGCTCGAATCCATGGGGGCTTCGACAGTCCCCATTTTTAATGAGGAGACAGGACGTTACACGAACGCGAGCATCGCCGCATGGCTTGCAAAGATGCGTGACGGCAAGAATTATGGTGTGAGCGTTCCCAAGGGAAGCGCCACGGCCTGCACCAAGACCGGGGCAAATGCCGGAATCGCCAACCCAAAGCCCGGAATCATCGGTCGCGCCGCCATCGACCCTTACGTGAACCACGGCGCGTTTACCTTCTTCAAGGTAAACGGCGGCGTTGACGCTGATGGTACGCCCTACGTTACCGCTATCGACGGTGACGGGCGATTCTCGCGCACGGATGATACGTGGATCATGACGCCAGTTCTCTACACGCTGGAAACTGAGACGGATGATGCCGTGAACATTACCGTATCCGATACGCGCCAGCCCGGCATGAAACGCCAGCCGGCAGCTCTGCTCCCCAACGGCGCACAGCGTCCTTATATGCTGTATGCAAAGTATGCGCTGTCGGTCGATGCCGAAGGCAAGCCGCGAAGCGTGAGCGGCGCACAGGTGAAGCGCTTCGTAAGCCACGATACCGGCGTCTCGCTTATGAAGACGGCAACGACGGGTGATTCATTCAAGACTGCCGCCGATGACTGGTATGTCAAGGTTATGTTCCTCTTGAAGTATGCCACCAAGAACAGCCAGAGCGTGTTCGCGGGCTGCACGGGATACGACGTACAGATTAGCCCGACCGTGGCAGAGAGCAACACCACGCGCGTCGTGGTCGCGAAGGGGGAGGCCGATCAGATTCTTATCGGCTCTTCGATGATTCTAGGAACACATACGGGCACGTCGAACGACCGTGGCAACGGCTACAACTATGACGTGTTCGATGCCGCGACCGTTATCAAGAAGGTCGATGTCGACGCATCGAACACCGCCATCTACTTCGACGTCGCGAAGCCTTTCACGACTGCCACCACATACCTTTTGAGCACCGTCCCGTGGAGGGCTGGCGCTTGCGATGCGGTCGAGGGCGACGGATCGCCCACGAGCTGTACTGACTCAAAGCAGCCATTTGTCATCCAGGGCATCGAGCTCGGTCTTGGCATGTATGAGGTTCTTGGAAACGTCCTTATCCAGTACACGGGTACTGGCGCGGTCGTTTACGTGAACCCGGATACTAAGAACGAGAAGGCCGGTAGCTCACCAGACAGTGCGCTATCTGCTGGGGCTTTTCCCGGACAAGCAGCTGAGGGATGGAATTACGGTCTTTACTGCAAGACGGTCAACGGTCTGATGATTCAGCAGGGAACTGGCGCGTCAACGTCGGTTGGCATCTGCGATGGCAACTACAAAGTCGCTGATACCACCGTCGGCTGGCGAGAGTGGCTTTCCCTTGGCGCCTTGGGGTACTGGGGCAATGCTGGCCTTTGGTCCGTCATCGGCGCCTACGGCTCCGGCAATGCTTGGTGGGTCTTCGGCTCGCGCCGCTCTGCCAATGGTCGCTCTAGGGGTGAAGCGGCGTAAGCCGCGAGGGGACTTGTCCCCTTTTGAAAACAAGCAGGGATTCGCGGCGCGTGGGCTGTCATGTTCTCTTGGCTTTCCCTTGGCAACTTGAGGAACAGGGGCAATGCTGGCCTTTGGTACGTCAACGGCAACAACGGCACCGGCAATGCTAGGTGGAACATCGGCTCGCGCCTACCTGGGTGACTATCTCAAACAACCAGCTATCTATTTTTATTTCCGCCGCGACTACCCGCCGCCGCTGGTGGCGAGCGGGGGCAACCTGGCTTAACTAAGTGAAATCAGTCTTAAGACCAGCGGGCTAGTAACGGAGACGCGACCGCTCGTACGACATCCAGAGAGCAAAGGTCAAAAACAATTGAAGAGTTATTGCAAGGGGCTTCGGATAAACGAAGCCCTTGTTGTTTCCGCCTACGAATCTTGGCTCGATTCAAAGGCTGGGAAGAAAAACGCCTGGCGCGTGCCGCAAGAGCACGGCAGCGCTTCGGCGCTAATCGCGGAGATCGTGCGCGAGGTCGAAACGCGCTCGCTTACGTTTCGACCGATAAAGCGCTACCGGCATCGCGAGCCCACGAACGGCAAGCTGCGCATCATCGGCGTTGAGAGCGTGAAGCAGCAGGTTTGCGACTATGTGGCCGTTGCCGCAATGTCGCGCCTGCTCGATGCGAAGGTTGGCTTCTGGCAGGTTTCTAGCGTCCCAGGCAAAGGTCAGCTCATGGCGGCTCATGCCGTGCGCAGGTGGTCGCAAGATGGCGGTTACTACGTGCATATGGACGTGCGCAAGTGCTATCCATCCATCAAGGCAGATGTGGTGATGATGCTTCTTTGCCGCTACGTGCGAAGCCCCGATGTGCTCTATATCGCCGAATCGCTGCTGGCCACTTATGGCGGCGGTCTGGAAATCGGAAGCTATTTCAGCCTGCGAATGGCGCAGCTGGTGTTGTCGTTCGGCTATCACGAGGTCGAGAGCATGCGCAAAGTAAGGCGCGGCGCTAGCGTTCCGCTGATCACGCACCAGCTCTGGTACGCAGATGACATCTATTTATTCAGTCCCGACAAGCGCAACTTGCGGAGCGCGGCAAGGCAGCTCCAAAGGCTGCTGCACAAAAAGTTCGGACTTACTGTCAAGCCGTGGAAGATAAGCCGCGTCAGCAACGAAGAGCCGGTCGATGTTGTGGGATACACGGTGCGAAAGAACCGTACCACGCTTCGCGGTTCGCTTTTCCTGCGAGCGTGCAGGTCGCTTCGAAGATACAGGCGTTCGCCAACGCTCAAACGGGCGCGAGGGGCTACCAGTTACGGCGGCTGGTTCAAGCACGCGGATTGCGCCGACGTTTGGCGCGACAACGGATTCAACAAGGTTTTCAAAAAAGCCCGCGCACAAATAAGCGCGGCGGAAAGGGGAGCACATGAGCACTATGACGTGCAGCGCAACGCCGCTTGACGCGGTGACGGTGGAAGTAAGACCGGGCGGCGTGACCTCCGATGTTTGGCTTCGTCGAAACATCGAGAAGGACGTTGCGGACAACAGCGCGGATACCGAAAAAGCAATCGAGTTTTGGCGAGCGGACGAGCTGCATTTTGTGGCAGTCGGTACACCGTCTATTGAAGAGGTGACGGCAGCGTTCAACGAGCTATGGGACGCGCACGAGGATGACGGGCTTACGGATACCGAGCGCATTGACAGCATCATTGCGCAGCTCAAGCAGACACGCGCGGCGCTTGAGGACACCAATGCCGCCCTGCTCGAAATCGGCGACATTGTGGGCGGTGAGTAGCGATGGCGAAGATCTACTACGAAGCCGTCATGGACGGCAAGCGCACCGTCGAGAGCGTACCCAAGCTCTGGCGTGCCGCTGTGCAGAAGATGATCGATGACAATGCAAAGGAGAAATAATGGGAGCTATCTACACGTTCACGGAGCCGCAGGTCTGGGCAATCGGCGGCGCATTCCTGATGATGCTTTTCGACATGGTTACAGGCATCGCCCAGGCAATTTTCAACTGTAGTTTTAAGTCTTCGACGATGCGTCGCGGCCTATGTCATAAGGCCACACTTTCTCTTATCATCATGTTGGTTATATGTATCGAGATTCTAAGCTCGCATATCGTTGGACTGAATTTCGGTGGCATTACCATCTATGTCGTTTGCGGCGCAATCATCGGCATGGAGTTCGCTTCTATCCTCGAAAACCTCAAGCAGGCTTATCCAGAGCTTGCCGATACGCCCATCATGAAGATTTTCGAGCACGCCAACGTTGACACCGATGATATTACGAAGGCGATTGCCGATGAAGTCGCGAAGCGCGGCTAGTCTCAGGCTTGCTGTTGCGCTTATGCTGGGCTTCGCGGTAGGCATGGGCTTATGGTTCGTTTTGACTGCCGACCACGTTGGCAGAGATACGACAGCATTTGGAAAAGCATATAACCAAGGCTATAGCGACGGTTATACAGCGGCTTTGCCTGTTTATGAAAAAAAGACGAGTGCGAAGAGCGGCTATATGCCGCTCTTCTTGCAAAAAGACCCTCAATGGGCTGATGCCGCTTACTCGGACGAAACCATAGGCACATACGGCTGCGGCCTGACGGCGGCGGCAATGGCGCTGAGCTACCTCAACGGTCGCGAGGTCACACCCGACCTGCTGGCAGCTTTCGTCGGCGAAAGCTGCCTGACCGACCGGGTTAACGACATGGCCAAGTTCAGCACCTATCTAGCGAAGACCTATCATTTCGAAACCCGTGACACGTTTTGGGGCACGGGCGAAGCCCTCAAGGCCGTCGATGACGGCTGGATCGTCTTCGCAGGCGTTACCGGAACCCTTGGCGAGCGCTCTTACGGCTCGCACGTCGTGATGATTTGGCGTGAGAACGCCGACGGTACCTATGCGCTCCGCGACCCTGATGACGGCACCAATTCAATCCATGCATGGACAACCGACGAGCTTAACGCCGTTTCTTTCACACAATTCAATGCAATTAAGAGGTGATGCAGATGACCATGAAGGGCATCGATATCGCAGACTGGCAAAAAAACCTTAATCTCGATTTAATCGAATACGATTTTGTCATCATTAAAGGAACCCAGGGCACCAATTACGTCAATACGTTTTGTGACGCGTTTGTGCAAAAGGCTATCAAAGCGGGTAAGCTCTGGGGCTTCTACCATTTCATGAATATGGATGATCCTGTCAAGCAGGCGGATCACTTCTATCAGAACTGTAAAAACTATTTCGGCAAGGGTATTCCCGTGCTCGATTATGAGGACGGCGGCAGGATCGGCACAGACGGTGCCAAGAAATTCCTTGATCGTATCTATGCGCTTACTGGCGTGAGGTGTCTCTTGTATACCTACCGCAATCTCACCAAAGAGGAAGATTGGTCTAAGATTGCGCCTAACCACGCCCTCTGGGTTGCCCAGTATGCCAACGAGAATCAGACTGGATACCAGGATTCGCCATGGCTTCCGGATGGCGGCTTTGGTGCTTGGAATACCTGCGTGATGCACCAGTATTCTTCGCACGGTAGGCTATCTGGGTACAACGGCAACCTCGATCTTGATATTGCCTTCATGGACGCTGCCGCTTGGTCGCGTTATGCGAAACCCAGTACTTACAGTGCGCCGGATGCGACTGACAATAAGAATAGTGGTAGCACCGTCGACCTTGCGGCAGGCGTAATGCGAGGGGAGTACGGCAACGGTGACGAGCGCAAGGCCAAGCTGGGCGCTCGATTCAACGAGGTGCAAGACCTCATTAATCGCGCGGCCACCGCAAGCGCCGACGATCTTGCAACGGATGTGCTCAACGGTAAGCTCGGCAACGGTGAGACACGCAAGGCAATTCTTGGCATCCGCTATGACGAGGTGCAAGCCGTGGTCAATTCCCGCGCCAAGGCCGTAGACATCGACGCTCTTGCACGCGCCGTCATTCGCGGCGAGTACGGTAACGGTGACGAGCGCAAGGCCCGACTTGGCGCTAACTTTAATGCTGTGCAAAAACGAGTAAACGAGCTTCTTTAACTAAAATGCCCGCGCCCTGTAATGTGGTGCGGGCATTTTGCGTTTAGGGGACATTGCAACAAGTCTCTAACGGTTCATGTCATCTCGAATCAAGCTCTTGATGTACTCGGTTGTATTGTTCTGCTCCTTGAGCCATTTATATATACTCTCGTCATCCTCGTTAGGGTAAAAGCGTATGACTAGCTGTTTCACCGACCTTTTGCGGTAAGAGGATGTTGCGCGTCTTTGCGCTTCGGTTGCCATTTTATTCACCGCGCTTTTCTCTGGCCTTGCGCCATATGCGAAACGAGATAAACGAGATGACAAAAACTACAATGCCTGTTTTCATCGCTGCACTCCTGATGTAAGATGATTCTGGCTAGCGGGGCACCGCCGAAGCGGCGCCCCTTGCCCTACCTTGACCTCTTTGTGTGCTTTCCGGGCTTACGAGAGGTCTTTTTCTTTAGGGCTTCGATTCCTTCATCCAGCGCCTTTGCCAGTAGCACGCTTATGACAGCAATCGTTAAGTCCCATATTTTGTCATCCATTTGAACCACCTCCTTTCTTTCTTACGTCTATTATTATAGGGTATACCCCATAATAAGGCAAGCTCATATTGAATTTTGCTAACTTTTTTTCGAGCTAAACAGTGTTATTATGCAAAACCAGTTAGTGGAGACTTTGATTTCGCGCCCGTTCGCGGCTATCGTAGGGTTCGCAAAGATTTTCTGAGGCTCCACCATTGGATTATTAGGCGAACCCTTTTCGGGGTTCGCCTTTTTTTGTTTAGGCTGGAAGTCATCGCCCCAGTAGTCGAAAGCGAAATAAAGCTTAAGTTCATCCCCGTCTACTTCAATGAGTCTCACGAACGTCTCGATGATTTCTGCTGCATCTGGTTCCTGCGCAATGCTATCGAGCCAAGCGGCTATGGCTTCTCCAGACAGATTCGCTCCTTCGCTAGCTTGAGCCTGCCGCAGATCGGCTTCTAAGGCCGCTTTCTGTTCGCGGAGCATAGCAACGCGCTCTTTACCGCCGGGCGGCGCAATACCGTCCTCGATAGCCTGCCAGATACGCTCAAATGCCGTGTCGATGCGTCTGATTTCGCGCTCAATGCGCTTGCTCTCCGGTTCTTCCTTCTCTTCATTCATTTCGTTGTAAAGAGCCATTACATCAACGATACGTTGACGTATATCCGGCTTCTTAATCGTTTCGAGGACGGTATCAAGCACGGCTTCTTCAACGGCATCGCGCCTAAAGGTGCGCTTGCATTTCTTGCACTTGTAGTAATGGTACACACGGCCTGTTTTAGATGTTCCGCAGGTGCCAACGTAGTATTGGCCGCACTCTGGGCGCCACATCTTGCCCGATAGCGGGTAATCGTTGGTGTCACGTGTCTTGTTGTGCTTGCGCCCGTTTGAGCCCAAGATGCTGTTGATCATGTCCTGGTCTTCGCGCGACCACAATGCGGGCATGCCATCTTCGATTCGCACACCCGCGTAATCATAAACGCCGCAGTTCTGTTCGCGCCTAAGCAGCTTTGTTATCACGCCGTGCGTTAGCGGTTTGCCGCGCTTGCCGCGTTCTCCTGCGACAGCACGCTTGATTTCGGCAACGGTCGAGCCGGCAAAGAGCATATTTTTCATACGGTGCATCACGGCGGCTTCGCGCTCGTTGACCTCGTAATACCCGTTAACAATGTCCCAGCCGTAGTGCGTGCGACCGTTTGCCATTCCGCGCTGGGCGTTCTTGTTGATACCGTCGCGGATACGCTCGCTGTCTATCGCGCTTTCCCATTCAGCAAGCACTTCGAGCATTCCAAGATTCAAGACGCGCGTTGAGCCTTCACCAAGGCTTTCACCGGCGTAAAGGATTTCAACGCCTGCTTTGCGCAACCTAATTCGCGCGAGCGCCATTTCGTCGCGGTTACGCATAATGCGCGTGACCTTATAGATCACCACATAATCAAATATCCCTAATTTCGCGTCTTCCATCATGCGCTGAAAATCAGCGCGTTTAACATTACGGCCTGTCTGCGCGTAATCGCTATATACGCGCACTACATCAAGGCCATTTTGTGCGCAGTACTCACGTGACTTTTCTACCTGAATATCGATTGATTCGCTTCGCTGGTTATGCGAGCTAAAACGTGCATAGATGGCGGCACGCGTGCCCTTTGGCATGATAAAATCACCTTGCCTTTTCTAGGTATGCCCCTGCGAGACTTTGGACGGTAGCGCTGGGGCTTTTTTATTTTCTTTTTGATTCAGATGCAGCAGCTCTGGCGGTCATCGAAATGTTCTGTTGCCATTCCGGCGAGCTGTCACGGTAGTTATCGACGATTTCACGTTCATCGCTAGTGATTTTGTCACCTTCATTATCTTCACCATCCCAACTCAATATCTCATTCGGCGAGCAACCTAACGCCAGATCTGCGTTCCAAACCTGTTCGGCGTTTGGGAATGATTCGCCACGTTCCCATGATCCGACTGTGCGCATGGACACGCCAACGGCTTTTGCGAAGTCCGCTTGTGAAATGTGCAGCTTTTTTCGCAATCCCTTTATGGCAAGCTTCATTTCACACCTCCTGTTTTAGCAACTATCTGCCGTGAATTCTATTCTATTGGACGAGAATAGGCAAATATTTTCGTATCTCCCTCTTGCAATAGGAAGAAACTCGCCTATACTGCAATGCGTGTTAGGAAGAAACCTTCCTAAAGCCGTATGTTTAACGGGTAAACCCGCTAAACATACGGGTGCAAACCTTGACAAGCAAGGTTTGCAATCATCGCTCAATGAAAGGAGGTGAACCGTATGAAGTTCAACAAAGAGGTTTTCGCCGCAAATCTTCGTGCCGCTCGCGCCAAGCTCGACATCACGCAGGATGAATTTGCTAGCCGTGTTGGTATCTCCAAAGATTCCGTTGTCAAGTACGAGAGCGGCGAGGGCTATATCCCCGGCGCTGACAAGATCATGGCTATCTGTGATGTTGCCAACATCAGCCCTAACGATTTGATGGGATGGGAGGAAATCGCGTAATGGATGAATTTATCAATGTATTGACGCTCTGGTTGTTCATAGCAACTGCCGTTGCCGTCGGCAACATGATCGGCAAGTAAGAAAGGAGGGGTTTCAGATGTATGAAACCCAATCGCAAACCAACGGTTTGCATCGTGTTTTTGACGAGTGCGAAATGTCGCAAGCTCGATGTTTCGCAGACGGCATTTTGCCGGCGCGTCAAAGCTATGACGCAAGCTTGCGAAACAAAAGCGCCCGCACCTGGCGGCAACCAGACACGGGCTGTGTCAAAACTTCCTACGGTAATGACAACGAGAATTTTACACCACTAGCAACGGTTAAGCGGTGGTTTTGCTGCGCTATTGCCGTACTGGCGGCAACTGGAATCCTGCTCATTGCCCTGGCTGGTGC